TCCTGTTTCGCCCAGTGCGTGCCAATGTGCCAGATCCGGACGTTTTGCCGCTTGCGCGAGGCGTCCGTCGGTGACACCGACACGAGCAGTTTCAGAAAGTCTGGCTTCCCCTTCGTGGCCACGACGGTACGCGGCGCGGCGATCACATCGCCGGCGGGGCCGTGCGCGGGTTGCGGGTGGCGCGCGGCAAAGTCATACACCATTTGCGGCCGGAAGCCCGAATCGACTGTCATGGCCATGATGGGCATGGTGCCGCCCGACTCGCGCGGCCAATCCACCCCGAGCAGCGCTTCCAGTTCCTGCCAGAGTTCCGGCGATGACGTTTTGAGCGGCTGCCCCGTCTGGTCCGGAACCTGGATCACCCGATAATCAACGGACCAGGATTCCTTGGCTCGGCCATACGCCTTGATTTCCACCTCGAGCCGATCGTCCTGCACGTCGACACCAGCTACCAGCAGTAATCCCCTCGCCGGCACGATCCCGAGTTCGTACTCTTCACGCCGCAGGTAAACCTTTTCCCAATCCGGCGCCGATCCGCGTTCTATCCAGAGTTCGGCCAGCACCGTGTTCAGGAATGCCTTGAGCGTCTCGGTCGATTCCTTGGCGACCAGGAACTCCTTGGCGATCGTTCCCCAGGACCGCTTCGGGGAGATCAACTGCGAGACCCGGAAGCCGGGGATCGGTGACCCGGGATTCTGCGGACGGTACTCGCCGCGCTCCACCATCCACGACTTCTGGTTGTGCGGGATGAGGTCCCGGCACGACTCGCAGCAGTAGGCCGCCTTTTCCGGTTGGCCCTCCGGCCACACGAGCCCGCCCTCAGTGCCGTCGCTGAACACCAGGATCTGGAAGTGGTGGCACTTCGGGCACGGCACGAAGTACTCCCGCTGGTCGCTCGTGTTCCACGCCGCCTGAATCCGACTCTCGCCGTCGACGGTCGGCGTCGAGCACATGATGATCTTCTTGTTGTGCTCAAATTCACCGGTACGCTGGATCGCCAGCGACACTGGATCGCCCTCCGAACCCGCGCTCATCGGATACCTGTCAATCTCGTCAAGCAACAAATACCGGATCGGACGCATGGCCAGTCCGGACGGCGAGATTGCCCCGGTGAACGTGATGTGGCCGGACCCGTTGGCGAACACCTTGTGCATCGCCGTGTTGTTAGAGTCGCGCGACTTCACCGCCGCGAGCTTCCCCTTGAGCGCTGGCGAATGCCGAAACAACGGCGCGACGCGATCTTTGGAAAGAGCCTTGGCGTCTTCCGATCGTGGTTCCACGGCCAGTGTCGGGCCCGGATCCACGTCCGCGATGTAGCCCAGGAAGTTGACCATGATCGACGTCTTCAGCATCTGGGCTGCGGACATCAACACCACCTGCTTGCACGGATGGCTTGGGCTGAGGACATCCATCGGTTCCCGCTGGTACGGTCGAGTGTGCCACTGGCCCCGTTCCGCCGAGCCGGATCCGGTCAGCACCACGTTCTCGTCGGCCCATTGCGAGACGGAGATGTCCCGTGGCGGCAACAAGGCCTCCGCTCCAACCTGGTACATCGAGAATGGTGCTTCCATCAATCGCCGTCCCGCTCGTACACACAGCCGGTAGTCGCGCTCTCCGCGACCTCGATCCGGAACAACTCCGGCAGGTCTAACCGGATCTGCTCAAACAACCAGGGCGCCAGGATCTCCGTTGTCGGATTCCCCAGCCCAGGGATCTCGTTCAGCACGCGATGGTCGATCCGGTCAATTGCCGCGCCGGCCTTCTCCGCGATGACCGCGTAATCGACGATCATGCCCCCATGGTCGATCGCGCCCCGACACCACACGCGCACTCGGTACGTGTGGCCGTGCATCCGGCGGCACTTGTGCCCCTCCGGAACGTGCGGGAGCAAGTGCGCCGCATCGAAGTGAAAGTCTTTCCAGATGCTGGTCATCCGAACAACTCCTCTTGCCGCGGAATGCCGCTCCACACCGGCGCGCTCTGGCTCGTTTCGTAATACTCGACGAGCACGTGGGCGCGGGACTCCCGCGATGCGGCCTTATAGCAACCGCCCCAGTTCGCCAGCCCGACCTTCCTGCTCACATACGCCGAATCGGCGGACGCGAGGGGTACGTGCTCGACGATGTGCGGGCTCAGCATCCGCAAGCCGTGTATCTTCACAACGGGCTTTCCGTCCTGGCAGACTGCGTCCATCACCTGCTGCATCCGGTTCCACCAGGACGTCGTTCCAGGCGTCGCGAACTGCCCGGACGAGCCCAAGGCAACGCGCGGCCACTCGCCAGCCAAACGCGCCAGGCGATCGAGTGACTCGTGGAAGTGCCACACCGGGACGCCCGCAGTCCTGCCGAACGGCCAGTCCTCCAGGAGACGGTCGTTTGCCGACTCGTCCCCGTCGATCACATCAGGGATAACGGCCCAGTCGAAGCCGGGATGCCGGCACCACTGCTCGATCCACGCGTAGTAGGAGATCCAGTTGACCTCGATGCCCTGTTTCCAAACTGAGAAGGCGCCGTTATCGAGCGCGAATGACTGCGCCACCTCCGCCGCAATCACGATCTGCTGCGGATCGGCGAACGAGACAAGTGCGTGTCGGCGCTTCCAGATTTCGATGGCGACCTGCCAGGTCGAATGCCGGCCGCCGTGGTAGTGGATCATCAGTAGCCTGCGTCCGAGATCGCTTTCGCCATCTTGCGGCGCAGCGCGTTCGTTTCTCCCACGAGGATCCGGTGAATCTCCGCTTCCGTTTTCGCGGCAGCTACCAGCGGCGCCACGCGATCCGGATATGCTGACAGCGCATCCGCGACGATCGCGGACCAATGCGCCGCATACTCGCCGGCCTTGGTCGCCTGGATCAGCTTCCCGGCCCGTTCCTCATACTCCAACTGCGCCGTCTTCGCTTTGAAAGTCTCGCTGACCGCGCGGGCGCGGAGATAGGCGGCAACAGGATCGCTCGATACGTCGGGCTGAATCGGTATACCCGAATTGCCACGCGGCGCCGGCGATGCACCGACCGGCGGCCCTTGCACCTTAGTCGCCTGGTGCAACGTCTTGCCCGCGAACGTGTTCCGTTCCCACTCCTGGTTTGCCCGCTCAGGATCGATGGTCCCGTCCGCGTTCGGCGTGATCCGCTTAGTCTTGATGGCTTTCTGCACGGCACTAAGGGCGACGCCCCGCAGCCGTGCGTATGCCCGTTGAGAAACTCCCGTCATATGGACACCGGGCCCTCAGTGGATGGCTTGGCCGTTGCCATTGAATCTTTCTTCGGATAAGTCGAACTTCGGCCTTGCTTTCCGCCGCCACCGAAGTGATGTATGTGGTCGATGCAACGCACCACCAAGGCCACCAAGCAAACCGCCACCGCTTGCTACGCCGAACGCCACGCCGAGTGCCAGGACCTTCTGAAGCGCATCGCCAGCCGACTGGAGCAGCACAAACAGGACCAGGCACAGGAGCCCGCCAACTGGGGGTACGCCGGCGACCTCGGCCGGGTCACCGAGGAACTAGCCTACGTCCTCGCCAGCCTCGGCGACCGCAGCGCGGTGGACCAGAAAGGACTCGAATACTGACCATGCAGAAGCAAAACGTACACATCGGAACCACCTACATCGTTAAGGTCAGCGGCACGCTGGCCAAAGTCCGCCTCACCCGCGAACACCCGCGCGGCGGCTGGTACGGCATCAACCTCGCCACCGGCCGCGAGATCCGGATTCGGACGGCCGCCCGCCTCCGCTCGGAGGTGCTCCCTCCGCAGGGAATCAGCTACGACGAAGCACGCGACATCGTCGACAAAATCGAATTTTGAATCAGGAGACCCACCATGACGACTTTCACGATTGACATCGACAACAACATCACTGCCCACGACGCGACGCCCGCCGCGCAGGACAACGTGGTCGCGTTCGCGACCGAGAAGGAACTGACCAAACTCTCCGCCGATTGGCCCATCACGCGGTTCGTCGAGGTTTGGAACGCCTTCGCTGGCGCGCCGCCCTTCGGCGACCTCAAGCCGGTCAAGAAGTTCACGGACCGCAAGACAGCGGTCTCCCGGATCTGGAAGGCCATCCAGGCACTGACGCCGACCCCGCCGCCACAGGCGGCCCACGTTGCACCGACGAAGGCCAAGGCGACCAGGAAGCCCACCGCCAAGAAGGCGACGCCCGCGGCGCGCGACGGCAGCAAAAAGGCGATCGTCCTCGACATGCTCCGGCGCGCGGATGGCGCCACGCTCGCCGATATCATGGGCGCGACCGACTGGCAGGCCCACAGCGTCCGCGGCTTCATCTCCGGCAGCCTGGGCAAGAAGATGGGGCTCACCGTCGAGTCCTTCAAGCGGCCCGATGGCATCCGCGCATACCGCATCGGGCAATAGGGCAAGAGTCGCGCCGCCGCCGGTATCAATCACCGGCGGCGGTTCTGTTCTTCAGTTCCTCGGCAAGTGTGGCGAGGCGTTCGTGAACGAGTTCCTCGCGCAACTTGCATTCCCCAGCCCTGACGTAAGTACCGTTAATCCGCGCAATGATGCGGTTTTCAAGTTCCGCGAGTTCCTTACGCACCTCCGCAAGCAGCGCGCGGTTCTGAAGGCTGACGAAGGTCGCAATCAGTCCGGACACCAGCCCGGTTACCGGGATCAGAATCTGAAACAGGTGCTCGTTCACGTTCCCCCTCAAGAATGCGCAACTCGGCGGACCAATCCGACAGTGCCAGGCACAGACCTTCGATATCGGGATGGCCGTTGCGCAACAACGCCTCCGCACTGGCAATCTCCGCACGACACCGGTCCCGTTCACGCTGCCACTGGATTTCGCTCCGTCGCAATCGTGGCGAAGCTCCTGCCATCACCATCAAGTGACGCCTCCTTGCCCGTGAACTCCTGCCAGCGCTGGATGATCACGTCGCAGTACTTCGGCTCTAATTCGATCAGCCGCGCTTGCCTGCCGACCTTCTCGCATGCGATCAGCGTTGAACCCGAACCGCCAAACGGATCGAGCACCGTGTCCCGGCCCTTACTGCTGTTGCCGATCGCGCGCTCGACCAGTTCGACCGGCTTCATCGTCGGGTGCAGGTCGTTCGCCACCGGCTTCTTCACGAACCAAACATCGCCCTGGTCGCGGGCGCCACACCAGAAGTGATCGGTCCCTTCCTTCCATCCATACAAGATCGGCTCGTATTGCCGCTGGTAGTCCGAACGCCCCATCGTAAACGTGTTCTTCGCCCAGATCACGAACGTGGACCAGTGGCCGCCCGCGTCGCGGAAGGCATTCTGCAGTGTGTGCAACTCCGACGAGGACATGCAGATGTACACCGCGCCCTTGGTGACAGCCAGGATGTTGACGCATGCGTCCCGCAGGAACTGTTCGAAGTCCTCTCCCAGATCATCGTTCGCGATCTTGCGGCTCTTGCCGCGAAGTTTGTCCTTCATCGTCGCGCCGTAGTTCACGTTGTATGGCGGATCGCAAAACACCATGTCTGCCAAGCCACCGGCGAGGACCTTCTCCACGTCGGCCAACTGCGTCGCATCGCCGCATAGCAGCCGGTGTGCTCCGAGGATCCAAATATCGCCGGGAACGGTAATCGCGGTCTCCGGAGTCTCCGGTACGACATCATCGTCCGTGTTGCCG